GATCAATTTACGCCCACGCAAACGCCTGGGCTGGAAGACACCGTACGAAGTGTATGCAGGGGTGAGCGTTGCACTTATGGGTTGAATTCAGGAGTGATTTGTTTTTGAGTTGCAATGTTTGGCAGGTCTATTCTGAATTTCGCAACGCTCTTCGCTCCAAGATTTGGCTGCGCTGCACCGTTTTCGTAGGCCTTAATTGACTCACGCCCGACTGGGCTACTCAAATAGTGATAAAGAAAGCGACTATCCAACATGCTTCGCGGTCGAAGTATAACCAGTGAGGACGCAACGGCACCGGTTGTGAGCGGATCGACTAGCGCTGTTTTACCCAGCGTTGCTCCGCGAAGGCAGTACACCAGATCCCCAGTCTGAATTTTCCCGCTCCGAAGTGTTTTGAACTTTTCTTCGGTTATGAAATTCATCTCGCTTTCAGATAGCGTTCCGTCCGGTCGAATATGGCCTGTGTTAATCCAAGGAATTCCCGAGTCGACGTATTCATGTCGATTCGGATAATTCTTGCCACGATCCCCATTCTCAAAATCACAGACATCACCCAGTGCGTATTCCACCCACCCCTCACCCCGCTCCGTGAAAACGGATTGCAGGTGGCTTTCGAACAAGGCGCGGGCGTTCTGGAGGTTCTTTTCGGCGTTGGCTTTGGCCGTGGCGATGCTGTCGAAGGCTTCGTCGAGGATAGCGACGATACGGTGTTGTTCGGGGAGGGGGGGGATTGCAATCTGGATCGCCTTGTAAGCATTACCGTCAAGGTTGCGAATCCCCGTTGAATGACTTTGCATGCCTTCCGTTACACCTGACAAGTACGTCCAGAAAAGCTGCTTGTGCAGAAATCTGAAGTCCAACTCGTTTGGAATCTTTATACGAATCGCTGCTGTGAAGTTGCTGAACGAGAACGCCCCATCGTCCTTGTCGAACAAGGCAACTCTCCCAACAGGCTGTTTAGGTCCGCCACCTGATTTTTCGAGAATGATGTCGCCAAATTGCAGTCGGCGTTTCTCGAATTTCTTGATCTCGACATCAAGGTAGGCAATGTCCGAATCGTCGAGCGCCCCATCCTTAGTGAAATTCGTATTCCGAATCACACCAACATTGACGAAAGGTTCCTTTTCCCCTTTCCAGAGACCGTTGGAGAATTCGCAGGCTTCGTCCAGCGTCTTTGTTTTCCAGCCTTCCTTCATAACAGCGCCCTAATATTTGCCAGCACTTCTGCGCTCTCGGCATCCAGCGCGGCGATCTCGTCCATGATGGCCTGCGGGCTGCGGTGAATGACTTCTTCGCCGCCGTTCGGGTTCTTCACCGACAGGTCGTAGGTGGCGGTATCAATCGCCGCCACATCGACGCTCCAGCTTTTGCCGGAGTCGGCTTTGCTCTGTTGCAGTTCGACAAACTCGGCCAAATCGGCATCGTTGAGCGGGTTGGTTTTGCCCATGTTGCGGCCGGGGTCGAGCTGGTAATACCAGACCTTATGCGTGGGTGCGCCCTTCTCGAAGAACAGCACCACGGTCTTCACGCCCGCACCCAGAAAGGTGCCGCCGGGGCAGTCCAGCACCGTGTGCAGGTTGCAGCTTTCCAGCAGCAGCTTGCGCAGGCTGACCGAGGCGTTGTCGGTGTTGCTGAGGAAGGTGTTTTTGATCACCACCGCGCCGCGCCCGCCAGCCTTGAGGATCTTGATGAAGTGCTGGAGGAAGAGGAAGGCGGTTTCGCCAGTCTTGATCGGGAAGTTCTGTTGGACCTCTTTGCGTTCCTTACCGCCAAACGGTGGGTTGGCCAGCACCACATCAAAACGGTCTTTGTCCTGAATGTCGCTGAGGTTTTCCGCCAGCGTGTTGGTGTGGATGATGTTCGGCGCTTCGATGCCATGCAGGATCATGTTCATGATGGCGATAACGTAGGCGAGGCTCTTCTTTTCCTTGCCGTAGAAGGTGCGCTTTTGCAGGGTTGCCTGCTGGCTGGTGGTGAGGTTCGGCTGGTTGCTCATAAAGTCGAAGGCTTCACAGAGGAAGCCAGCGGAACCCACTGCGCCGTCGTAAATCCGCTGACCAATCTGCGGGTTGACCACCTTGATCATCGCGCGGATCAGCGGGCGCGGTGTGTAGTACTCGCCGCCGTTGCGCCCGGCGTTGCCCATGTTCTTGATTTTGGCTTCGTAGAGGTGCGACAGCTCGTGCTTCTCGGTCTGCGAGCGGAAGCGCAGGCTGTCGACGATTTCCAGCACTTCACGCAGGTTGTAGCCGCTCTGGATGCGGTTTTGGATCTCGCCGAAGATCTCGCCAATCTTGTACTGGATGGTGTCCGGGCCGGTGGCCTTTTGCTTGAAGCCATGCAGGTAAGGAAACAGCTTGTCGTTCACAAAGCGTTTGAGGTCATCGCCCGTGAGTGCGCTGTTGTGGTCAATGCTGCCGTTATCCAGCTTCGGCGCGGCCCAGCGGCCCCAGCGATATTCCGGGTCGAGGATGTACAGGTAATACTTGCCCTCCAGCTCGGCCTCCAGGGCTTTGTCCTGCTCCAGTGCATCGAGGTACTTGAGGAATAGCAGCCATGAGGACTGCTCGGTGTAGTCGAGCTCGCTGGTGCAGCCGGCATCCTTGTGCAGGATGTCGTCGATGTTCTTGAAGGCTTGTTCAAACATGAAGAGGGAGGCCAGTGTTGCCGGGCGGAAGTGCCAAGCCGGCCACTCTACCGGAACTGGCTGGGCCGACAAAGACGGCCACTGCACTGCAATGGCGGTGAGCGCTCATTGCTTTAGCTTGGGGTGGTTTAACGCTTTGCTCCCTGTGCCATGCGTAATCGCCGCGCCGCTGATTTGGATGGGCGTCGGCGGCTTGCCGTGTGCCTGCGTGGCGGTGGCCTGCCGATCCTGCGTGAGCTGGTGTTTGGCGGCTCAACGGTGGGTAGACGTTCCGACCCAACTCGATCTACTCACACATCTACTCACAGCCCAGTTGGCTTAAAGCAAAAGGCAGGGAATTGCAGGCAATAAAAAACCGGCTCAGATGGCCGGTTTTCTATGGGTTTCAGGTCGTTTCGGTACGTCCTGAAGTATTTGTATGGTGCCCCGGGGGGGACTCTAAAGCCTTTGGCAGTTGTCGCCAGTTTTCGGCAGTTTCCGTCAGGCCCAGCATTAGTGGGGCTTTCAGGGTTTTTGCTGCTGTCAGTTTCGGGCGTTTTCGTGCAGTTCCGTGATAGCCTTTACGCCAAAATTACGCCAAGGGGGCGGTTGTGGCGTCATTCAGAAAACGGAGCGGTGGCTGGCGTGCCGAGGTCGTTAAGCGCGGTGTGCGGGAGTCGCAGACTTTCCCGACTAAAGCTCAGGCTCAGGCTTGGGCTACTCAGCGCGAGGCCGAGATACTGGCCGGCGTTCCTGGGCACTCCGCTGGTGTAAGTTCGAGTCTTTCAGATGCACTCAAACGATACAAGGAAGAAGTATCGCCGACTAAAGCCGGGCAGCGCTGGGAAGAGGTGCGGCTGGACAAGCTGGACAATGACCTGGAGTTTGCCGGCGAGCGTATTGGTGATGTGACGGCTGACCAGATTGCAGAGTGGCGCGATGCTCGGCTGAAGAAAGTCGCCTCGCCAACGGTGCGGCGTGAGATGACGTTGCTGTCATCAGTGTTTGAGATCGCCAAGCGTGAGTGGCGTTGGTGCGCGACCAACCCGGTGCGGGAAGTGAAGCGCCCAAGCAATGCGCGGCCACGTGACCGGCGCATTCAGCCTGAGGAAGAACGCAAGCTGCTCGATAGGCTTGGCTATGTTGAGGGTGCGAAGCCTGAGACCCTGCAGCAGGAATTGGCCTATGCCTTCCTAATTGCCATCGAAACGGCCATGCGCCAGGGTGAGATTCTGGGGTTAACCAAGGCCACCACTCACCTTGCCAAGCGCTATGTGCGGCTGGATGCCACAAAGAATGGTGACAGCCGTAACGTGCCTTTGAGTTTGCGGGCTGTAGGTTTGCTGCAGTTAATGCTTGATGCGGCTGGCGATCGGCAGGCCCTGTTCCGGCTCAAGTCTGCCTCGGCTGATGCGATGTTCCGCAAGGTGCGTGATGAGCTGGGGATTGTGGATCTGCACTTCCATGACACGCGGCATGAGGCGACCACGCGCTTGGCCAGGAAGCTGGATGTGCTTGATCTGGCCCGGATGACTGGGCACCGGGATCCGCGTTCGCTGATGGTGTACTACAACGCCACGGCCACCGAAGTGGCCGGTCGGTTGGATTGATCAGGCGGCCTTGCGGCCAGGCCTTGGGGCGGGAAGTTTGGAGCGGTTCTGTCGAGCCCAAGTGATGACCTCTGCCGCAAACCAACGCTTTGCTGCTCTGGCGCCAGTCAGGCAGGGTTGCAGAGGTGCTGGGAAATCCGGGCGGGTTACCACGCGGCGCTCTGTGGTGTCGGTGGCCAGCTTGAGATAGGCAGCAATGTCTTCTGCCGTCCACAGTTCATCGGCTGGCATCACGCGCGGGGTGCTTAGCTGGGTGACCAGCGAATGAATAGCCGCCACCAATTCTGCTGGATCGATCTGGTTCATGCGGCCTCCTTTGCAGACCATGCGCCGAACCGTTCAAAGATGTAGGCGGCGTGGGTTTCTGTCAGTGTGGTGTCGTAGGGCATGGCAATCCACGCCATGCCGACAAAGTGTTTAGGGTTGCAGGTGGCGCGCAGCTGTTCGGCCCTTGGGCCGATTACGTCTTCTAAGTGGGCGGCGAGGTAGATGCCGTCCAGCGCCAGTTCTTCGCTTTTCATGTAGTGCTCGCCGTTGGGTGAGCGGTGCAGGCCTGCCAAGTAGATCGTCCAGTTGTGCGGGATATCGCAGAGCGAATCCACCAGGGCGCGGCGGGCGTTGGTGGTGATGGCGGCGGCGCTCTTCCAGTTGATCAGCGTGTGCAGGTTGCTGCTTTCCAGATCCAGCACGGCCACGTGGTTGGTGCGCAGCATGGCGCGGCTGTAGCGCATCATGCGGGCATGGGCGCTGTTGGGTTTGCGCTTGGTCATGCCGCCTCCTTCATTTGATGACAGATCCTGTACCCGCGCGTGTGACCCATAGCCCCGTGAGTGGGATGAATGATTGGCATCGATGCGTTGAACTCGATCAGTCCGGCGCGCGTTAGCTCGTCAAATGCAGTCGCCACTAAGTCTTGGCGCATGCCGGTAGCTTGGCGCAGGGTCATACGCCGCACCCATTCACCGTCTGCTTTTTGGAGGCGCTCCAAGATGATCCGTTTGGCAGTGCGTGCATCGTAAGCGGCGTAGGGTTCGTGCTTGTTTGCAGGGGCGCGGCTTGGGGCCGTGAATAGTTCGAGCTGGCTCATGCCGCCACCTCGCCAGTTTGCTGATCCACCAGGTTGGCGCGTACCAGTGCGGCGGCAACCGGTGGGCAGACGCTGTTGCCGACCATACGCACTTGGGCTTTTTTGCTGAGTGGGGTGCCGTCTGCCAGGCGGTTGTGGATGTAGTCGGCGGGGAAGCCTTGGGCGGCGAAGAGTTCGTGTGGCTCAAGCATGCGCATGCCGATATCGACAATGCGCCACGGCTCGCCGCGCACCATCACCAAGCCCATGCGGTCGACGGTGGTGATGGTGTGCAGCGGGTCGGCCAGTGTTTGGCCTTCGCCCTGGCCGTAGTACTTGATCAGGAACGCCTGCACCAAGGCAGACTTGCCGCCGCCACCGTCTGCTGTGATGGTGCCGAGCGGGCGATCCATTGCATGGCCGGTGCTGGTACCGAAGTCGCGCTGGATGTGGGCCGTTACCAAGGCGTTATGGTCAACGGTGGTCACGGTTGAGAGCGGGTCGGTCAGGCTGCTGCCCGGGCCGGTGTAGTTGCCGCCGTAGTGCTTGGCCAAAAACGCGGTGACCAATGCAAAGTGCCCGCCCTTTACCTCAGCGCAGATGGTGCGCAGGGGTTCGCTGGCTGGCATGTTGCGCTGGCTGCTGCCGTTGGCGTGTTCGGTGATAAACCCAGCCTTGTTGTTGACGATGTAGGGCGTGCGCGCATCGATCACGAAGCGCTTTAAACCCCGGGCAATACGGGCCAAGGTTTTGTCGGCCAGTGGCTTTTTGCGGGTGAAGATCGACGGGCAGGGGATGGACCAGTCGATGATGTCACCGGCTGTGCGCCACGGCTTAAGTTGGCCGCTTTTAACGGCGGGGCTTGCTGGGTCACCATGGGTGGGCGCGGGCCAGGTGATGGGCTGGCCATCGCGGCGGCAGATCATAAACAGGCGCTTGCGGATGGTGGCGGCACCGTAGTCGCAGCCGCGCAGCTCTTTCCATTCCACCTGGTAGCCTTGGCGGCGCAGTGCGTTGACGAAGGTGGTGAAGGTGCGGCCCTTGTTCTTGGGGCATGGTCGGCCATCTACATTGATCGGCCCCCAGGTCACAAACTCTTCGACGTTCTCCAGCATGATGACGCGCGGGCGCACGGTGGCGGCGTAACGCAGGGCCACCCACGCGAGGCCGCGAATCTCTTTGCTCACCGGCACATTGCCTTTGGCTTTGCTGAAGTGTTTGCAGTCCGGGCTAAACCAGCACAGCTCAACCGGCTGCGTGCCTACGATGTCGCGCGGGTTGACCTCCCACACTGATTCGCAAAAGTGGCGGGTGTGCGGGTGGTTGGTGGTGTGCATGGCCACGGCATCGGGGGCGTGGTTGATGGCGATATCGACCGGCCGACCGAGGCCAAGCTCGATGCCGGTGGACGCGCCGCCGCCGCCCGCAAAGTTGTCGATCACCAAGCCGCCGAAGTTGAAGCTGGGCTGGGGGTGGATGCGGTAGAGGTTGGTCATGCTGCACCGCCTTGTTTGCGGTTACGTTCTACCCGGCGCTGGCGTTTGGCTTCTGCTTTCTCGATGCGCGCCAAGTCTGCAGCGCTGAGGCGTTTGGCTGGTTTGGGTGCTGGCATGCTTGGCAAGGCACTGTGGTGATAAGGCGAAACCATAATTGCTGGCATGGCAGCCAAAAGCGCCAGCCCCAGCTTTCTGCCGATGATTCCGCTACCACTGCCAACCACGGCAATGCGCATCGGTTTAGGATCAATGCTGCCGTGTGGGCGGGATACTGAATAGTTGGTGGTCATGGGCGTGGCTCCTGTTGCTGGCGTTTGTCAGCATCAACAACCTCAACAGGCTCTAGCTGGTGCTCGCATTTGCCATCAAAGCCGCACTTTTTAGCGTTGATGACCGAGCCGCACATAGCGCGCCCGCCGTGAAGCAAGCCGCGCACTGCGCATAATGGCCGCTGCTCTACATGCCCGATGGTTCCGACGGTTACGGGCATTGGTCGCGCTCCTGCTGGCCTGGAATCATCGCTTCTAGGGCGTGAAGAACATTGCACAAAGGCGCATGTAGCTTTCTGATTTCCTCAGAAGCTAGAGAGTATTTTTCGTATGCGGCTTTGCTGGCTTTGTCGTCGGTTTCTGCATATTGGACGGCATACATCGCTGCCATATTTTTCAGCCGGTTTGCCTCGGCAATCAGGTGATCGCTAAGACCGTTTGCGATGTCGGTTATCACGCTTCACCTCCCGCGCTTGGCGCTGATTGGCTTTGCCCCTTAGGTGACAGCTCTAATCCGTTGAGACGCGCAACTTCACGACGGCACGCTTCAAAGCCCCGGATCATTGCCGCACCGTATTCGCCCATGGTGTTGTCGGTTCGCTTTAGCGGCTCAGGGATAATCACGCTTACTGCTTTGTGTTCTGCCTGCTCAGCCAACGGGGTGGCCGCTGCTGTGGCCGCAGTGGCTGCGCCACAATTCGCGCAGCGCACATAGGCTTTGTATGGTTCAGGTGCTCCAGTCTCGGCTTGGCATTTGTGACAGCGGTAGGCAATAGGCTCGGGAGCGTTGAGAAGCGCACAGCGCAGTGCAATATCCATATCGCCAAACGGCATGTAGGCCTCTTCGGCGGCGGTGATCATTTCTGGTGTTGGCTCAACCGGTACAGGCTTCCACCCCTCCGGCACCATCTGGCGCGCATCCTCACTATGGTCTGCTGCGCTGTTGGCTAAGTGCCAAGGCGTCCAATACCCATCATCCATCGGTACCGAAAGTGGCTGGCCGGGGCCGTTCCAGCGGAGGCCGTAGCGGGGCAGACCTTCGCCTTCTGGTGGGCGTGGCGGTAGTTCTGGTGTGAGGCCGCGCAGTTGGGTGCAGGCAGCTTCCAGCTGCTCGATCTGGTTCCAGTTGCAGTGAATGATGTCGATCAGCTCGCGGATGGCTTCCTGCTTGGATTTGCGCTCATAGCGCTTGATCATGCTGCGCCGGTCGTTGCCGCCGCGTACTTCAAAGACGCTCATGCCGTAGCCCTCGCGCGGTGGGTGGTGGCCAGCAGTTGCATCAGCCGGTTTTGGTAGTGGATCGCGGCTGTGGCTGGCGTCCATGAAGGGATGATGTGCGGTGCGGGCGTGATGCCGTTTAGGCAAGGCCATGGCTCCGGGTGGGCGGGCATGAGGTCGCGCTTTTCGGTGGCCAGTGCAATCAGGTCGGCGTGTTTTACGCTGGGCGGCAGCACTGGGGAGAGGTTGAAGCGCTCGCAGATGGCTTCCCATACGCGCTGTTCGGTCACTTCATAGGTGCACGCCAAGCCGTGGCAGTGTGCCCAGTCGCGCATGCCCTCTTTCAGCGGGCGCACCAGGTCGCCCACGTAGGCTTCGGTGGCGTCGTGTAGCAGGGCGGCGAGTTGATCTTCTGCCGGTACCAGATCGGCCACCAAGTAGCAGTGCTGCGCCACGCTGTAGAAGCTGCTGGTATGCCCATTGAAGCGGCATTGCATGCTTAGGCTGTGGGCAATATCGGCTGGTTGCACCATGTCGGCGGTTGGGTTGGCCAGGTCGAACTTCTGGCCGCTGCGGGTGATGATCCAGCTCATACAAGTGCCCCCACTTGCAGTGTCTGGTGCATGTTCAGCGCCATCAGCAGTTGCTTGGCCTCATGCATGGCGTCATCCAGAGCGTGGTGCTTGGTGCCTTCGAAGGGCAGCGTCTTGGCTTCCGGGTAAAGGGCAAGCAGGGTGCGCAGGTCGCGGTCGTTCCAGAACATCCATGGGCGCTGGATGTTGCAGGCATCAAAGGCGTTGCCGACGATTACGTTGTCGAAGCTGCTGCCGTTGCCCCATAGCAGGGCCTTCTTGCTCGGCTGTTCGCCGGCATTCATGCCCATGAAAGCGGCAAGCTCTTCTAGCGCCCATTCCAGAGGGTGGCCGCCGGGGTTGAATATCTCTGCGCGCGCAGCTTCTTCCTGCTGCAGCCACCACTCGATGGTGCTGGCATCTACTTGCAGGCCCGCTTGAAGGGCGCTCTCAAGGCGTACGCGGCGGTAGAGGCCGCCGTTGATTGTGCCTTGCTCGATGCGTACGCAGCCGATGGCCACGATGGCTGCATGTGAGCCTTTGCCCATGGTCTCTAGGTCGAGCACGTAGTGGGTTGAGTTGATCATGCGTCACCCCACTCGGCAGGTTGCTTGCCTTTGATGCGCAGCGCTTCGTCGATGTCGTAAACCTGCTGCATGAGGTTGGCCATGGTGGTTTCTGCGCGTGCTGCGTCTTTGGCGTTGAGGCTGTAAATCTGGTGACGCAGGCGCTTGAGGTTGTCCATGTGGGCGGCGCGGGCGCGCAGTTGGTCGTTGGTGGTGATGGCGGTGTCCATTAGGCAGCCGCCTTGGCAGCTTGCTGCTCGTTGGCTTCTTGGGCGGCGAGGGTGGTTTGCAGGCGCTCGGCCAGGTTGAGCACGCGCTGCTGCATTTGTGTGGCGAAGCGGGCTTCGTCTGGAAGGTGCAGGGCGGTGTAGGTGTTTGCGGCTACTTGCAGTTGGTTAGCCGCGGCTTGCAGGGTGATGCGGTCATCATGGTTGAATGGGTTGGCGCGGCGGGCATAGGTTTTTATGCGGGCGTCGGCGTCTTGCATGATGGCTTCAAGCTGGGCTTGGTGGTGTTGCTGTTTGGCCAGCAGTTCGTTTACGTGCGCTTCGCAGTGGTCGGCGCGTTCGGCTGTTTCTGTTTGGCGGGTGAGCAGCGCGGCCAGGCGGGCGGTGAGGCTCTCGATTGAACGCAGGGCGTTTTGCAGTGCTTTGGCCTGTTGGTTGTGCAGTGCTTGGTTGTTGAGGCGCTGCGCGCGTGCGCCGGTGCCGAGGCCTACGCGGTAGGCGAGCAGGGCGGCAAATGCGGCGCTGAGCAGGGCGACAAAGATGAAGTTGATAAGGGTCATGTGCTGTGCCTTTTGGGTGGATGCCGGGTGGTAAGCCCGGCAGGGGTGGGTGGGGTTAGTTGCCGATTGCGAAGGTGCCGATGGTGAGCGGTACAAAGCCGCCTACCTCGCGCTCAAGTACTTGCTTGAACTCGATGGCGATGGCTTCACGCTGGGCTTCTTCACCGATCCAGCGCAGCTTGAGTACGGGCTTGTCTTCACCGGTGATGACCGAAAGGCGCAGGGTGATGGTCGATTCGCCCAGGCCTTCGAACGGCACAACCTGGAAGAGGAAAGCCGTGGGCAGGGTTTCTTGGCTTTTGGCCTCGATGTCATCCATGGAGCTGCGCGAGGCGCTGAAGTCCCCGACCGAGCTGTCGCGCTGGCTGGTGGCTTTGATGGTCATCTTGCGGATGCCGCTGATGGCGGCGGCGATGGTCAGCGTTTCGTCGCTTGCGGTGGCGATGATGTGCGGTGCCCAGTCTTCCAGCCATTCGGCCAAGGCTTGCTGGCCGAGGGATTTGCCCGCAATTGCCTGCACGGCGGTGTAGGCAGCGGATGGCTTGAGGGTGAGTGTGGCGCGGTCGTCGCCGTGGCCGGGTAGATCAGGGTTGCCAAGGTTGAAGATGACGGTGGCCGACATGGCGTCTTGGTCGATAAAGCCCGCCGATTCGATTTCCAGCCCGGCGCGGATGTGGCCCTCGACATACTTGCTGAAGTCGCGCAGTGATTGGGTTTTCAAGCCGCCGCGAAAGCGATCGCGGGCTGGCTGAAATTTTTCAAGGCTGTGCAGGCTGACGGAGTCCGGCAGTACAACCACGTTGGTGCCGCCGTCGATGCTGATGGGCTTGGCTGCAGCGGCCAGTGCTTGGGCTTCGATGTGCTGCAGGGTTTCTTTGTTAAACATGGGTTTGTTCCTTGGTGAGTGGCTTGTGTGATGCGTTAAGCAGGCAGCGGGCGTTTAGTCGCGGGCGTGCACTGGGGTGTCTTGGTTTTTGAACAGCTGGGCGGTTGGGTCGTTTTGGAACAACTCAATGCCGTTGGGGCCGACATACATGGGCGTGTCGAGGGCGGTGTCTTCGCGCTTGGTGCCGCGTTTGGTGGGCTGGGCGAAGTCGAGTTTGTGATTGATCTTCACCTGGTTGCTTTCGCCGATTTGGCTCAGCTCGAAGGTGAGTACCACCTTGCCCTTTTTGCCGTGGTCGATAACGCCGGCTGCTACATCTGAGAGGGCGCGGCCAACTTGCTGGGCAAATACGCCTGCGTTAAGTGAGTTGAAAAACTCGTTGGTGTCGGTTGCTTTCATGTGCTGTGCCTCAGTGGTGATGTTGGCCCTGGTGGGCCGTTTAGGCCGCTGCGGATGCGGCGGCTTGTTTGTCTAGCCAGTCGGCCAGGTTGGTTAGGTAGATGACCCACGGGCTGCGGTTGGAGCTGGGGTCGATCTGTTGCAGCTTTATGTCAAGGTGGCCCGCGCGGATTTTGCGGCGCAGGTGGTTCACGCTGCCGATGTGGGGCAGGTGGTCGGCCAGCAGTTGCTCGGCCGTGATGTAGCTGGCTGCGTATTGTTTGCGCAGTTGTTCGAGGGTGCTGCTCACGGTGCGGCCTCCGCGTTGGGGCGCGTGAAGCGCAGGCGGATGATTTCGGTGATGCCTTCGATGGTTTTGCCCACTTGGCGATCCACCACGTTGCCGTCGATATCGGTGATGACGCAGCCGAACTTGGCCGGGGTGCTGTCAATCAGCGTGACGTGGGGCAGGTAGCCGTCTGGCGTTACGCTGAAGAGCTGGGTGTAGAGGCGCACCAGATCGTCCGCGTGGGGCTGGTTGCTTTGCAGCCGGCCGATAGCCTCGGCACAGGCGTTTTGCACAGTGCTGCGGCTGATAACGCCCGGGTGATCGATGTTCAGCACGGCCAGTTTGAGCGCGCCGATGGCGTGGTTGGCTGGGCTGCTCATGCGGCTAGGCCTTGTCGGCGCGCGCGATTGCTTGCGCATCACTGTAGCTGCCGCTGGCGTAGCGCTTACCAAGCAGCTTGAACTTATTCGCGGTGAGTGTTTCTTCGCGGCAAATTCCAAGCTCTGCGCGTAGCCCCTCGATATAGAACTCCAGATCGCCCATTTCCTCGACTACGTTTTCCCGGTCGAGCGGTTTGTTGTAGATAACAAAACGCTTGATCGCGTCCAATAGCTCGCCCGCTTCGCCGGAAGCGCCAACTGCCATGTGAAGTGCGTTGGCCTTGCCAGGTGTAAGTTGCTGGATGATGTCTTGGCCAGGCTTCACAAGCGCTGCGACCATTGCGGCGTGTGTGGTTGCGTCGATAGCGGCGCGTTGTTCTTGGGTCAGTGACATGGTTAAGCCCTCAATTTGATAATGACGTTGATGCTCAGCTGCTGTGCAAGCCAGGCAATGCCTGCCTCAGTCACCATCACGGTGCCGTAGTGGCTCCAGCCGTTTATGGCTTTGTTCCAGCGGCTGCGGGTTTCGGTGTAGAGGTGGCCTTTGTCGCGGTAGCGGCACGCCAGTTCGCCCTGGTGGTTGATGATGCCGCGCTCGCGCAGCTGGTCGCGCAGCTTGCGCGGGCCCATGCCGAGCACGGCGGCAGCCTGGTTAAGGTCGCGGTTCATGGGCATGGCCTCAGGCTGCGTTACGCAGGCGCTGACGGGCCTGCAAGATGAGCATGAGCTGGGTGACCTGGGCGTACAGATCATCCAGGCTGCCTTCGTTGCGCAGCACGAAGTCGTTGTCGTGGATAACTAGGCCGCTTTCGCTGCTGTGGCTGGCCACGCTGGGGGCATCCGGACGCAGGATATGCACCACGCTGCCGCCGCGCTGGCGTAGCCAGGTGGCCTCATTCTCAAAGCGCACATCACGCACCACCACGCCGCTGTAGCGGGCTTGGTCGATGCTGAGCTGGTTGCCGATGTTCTGCTCAGCCAGCAGCAGCCAAAGGTCAGGGTGCACCAGGTGGCGGCCCCATTCGGTGCCGAGCAGTTGCATTAGCTGGCGGGGGGATTTGCCCAGCCACTCAATGTTCTGTTCTTTGGCTGCGCCTTCCAGCTGGGCCTCGGTGAGGTTGAACATCTGTGCCAGCGCTTGCTTGAGCGGGTCGGCAAAGGCGTAGGACAGCAGCGCGTAATGCGCGGCCAGGTAGCGGGCTACGGTGTCTTTACCGGTGCGGGCGAGGCCGTGCAGGCCGATTAGAAGGTGGCTCATGCTGCGGCCTCCTGTGCGCTTAGCTCGGCTTCACGAGTGTTTTGCGCGTTGGCGATTAGATCGTCCAGGCGGTCGCGCTCTTCGAACGAAAGCGCGCCCAGTAAAAAGCCGGCGCTGGTCATGCCTAACACGCCAGTTGCCCAAAACTGAGCATCAGCCAGGCAAGCGGCTTGGCGGACGCGGGTAAGCCGGCGCTGGAGGGTTGTGATAAAGCCGTCGCGGATCATGCTGCGTCACCCCCGAACGGGCCGAAGTCATCGGCGTGGGTGGTGGCGGGTTTGAGCTGGGTGCGGGTGCCGGTGATCACCACCAACTGGCCGGTGGCCTGCTGGATGCTGAGAACGGTGGCGGGTTTGGATGCGCAGGCCGGGTGTAGATACACCGGGCAGCGGGTGTTGGCGTGCTGTGCTGTGTGCATGGGTTGCTCCGTGACCTTGGTAAGGGGTACGGAGCAAAATTAGCAAAAGCTAAAGCGCTTTGCAATAGCAAATGCTAAATAATTGTAGCGTTTCGTTAGAAGAACATTGCGCCCCAGAATACGCGGCCGATGATTGATATGTTTAGATCAGTCATCTGGTCAGGGTTGTACTCTTCGTCAGGGTGTTCTTCACGGTTGAAGCTGCGCAGCTTTATGCCCCCGCCCGGAAGGCGGTAGAGCTGTTTAACGCGCAATTGGCCTGCATGGTTCAGGGCGTAGATGTCGCCATCAATTACCTGTGTTTTGCTGCGATCAACGCCGACTGTAGCGCCGCTTCGCAGGACAGGCTCCATGCTGTTGCCGTAAATCGGAACGCACACTGCGTGCTCAGGCTGAACGTTGTGGCGGCGCAAGGTGTATTTGCCAAAGCGCAGCTTGAAGCGGGTGTTTTCTTCTATGGCGGTGCGGCCGCTTCCAGCGGATAGCTCTACTTCCTTGAGAAACGGCACTTCTACCTCGTCGTCATCCAGTGGTGTGTCATCGTCCCAGGCACTAATCGGCGTGAGGTTATAGGTCTTAACCTCTTCTAGTACTTGCACTGGGGCGGGGATTTGATCTGGGCTAAGGCCCGGGCTAACCAGTGTGCCGGGGGTTATGCCGATCTTCTCTTCTAGGTTGCGCGCGGCGCGCTCCCCCAGCGCCCTGTGGCCTGTCAGCAGTTGAGACAGGTGAGAGGCGTTAAGGTCGTATTTGTCAGCGAAGTCCTTTTGGGACATCTCGCCCATGATTTGGCGCAGGGCTGCTATGCGTAGTTGGCTCATATCCATCCCTGAATGGTTGCGCGCTGTTAGCGTTTAGTAAATTACGGTTTGCTATTGCGTGTGCGTTTAGCAGTTGCTAATCTGGCCGCTAATTGGAGGTGCACATGACGTTGCTCGATTACATCAAAGCCTTAGATAAGCCTCAGCTTGAGGCCTTTGCCCTTAGCTGCCGCACTACGGTTGGGCAGCTGCGGCAAGTCGCTTATGAGAACCGGCGCGCCAGTGCTGCTCTGGCTATTGAGATTGATCGCAACTCTGGCGGCTCTGTTCCTTGCGAATCTTTGCGCCCTGACATTGATTGGCAGTACCTGCGGCATTCATCTGCTGCAGCTTGAGCAACAAACCTGACGCCTCGGCGGCAGGTGCAATAGAGGCGGGGAACTGGGCGCCACTCACCAAGAATAGGCCCAGCCCCTGCGTTCCGGTGGAGCGGTTACCAGCCGCAACACCTCAACAACCGAAGCCCCCGAGGCACAGCACGTACACAGGGGGTTTTGGCTGCTGTAGGCATAGGATAGGGCGCGGCCCTGCCTGTGGCTATGGTAGTTGGCAGGAATTACTACCATGAAGCATCAGCACGACGATTACAGCGGGCCTGCCGTGCCGCTGGATGTGGCAGTCGATAACGATTGCCGTGATTTTCGCGGTGGCCATAAGGCGGTGTGCGCCATTCTTGGCGAGCCGTACGGCCCCTTTCAAAAGCGCCTTTCGGGTGCTTACCCCGACCATCACTTACGCCCCGATGACCTCTCCCGTGTTGTGCAGCTTGTGCGCGGCCCGGCTGTGCGTGCGTGGTTTGAGCAGGTGTATGGCGTGGTGACGTATGAGCCTACGCCTGTGCCTGCCACGCGCGATGCCATGCAGGCGCTGGGCAAGCTGTTGGCCAAAGAGGGTGAGTTTGTGGCCAGCCTGGCGGGCGGTGCAGCGGATAGCCGCTGGGAGCCTGCAGAGGTGGCCAAGCTGGAAGAGCATGGGTATGCGTTGATCCGCAAGCTGCTGGGCATTATGGCCGGTGCGCGAAAGGAAATGGAGTGCAGCCAGCATGGATGAGAACCAATTTGAGCGCGCGCAGGAACTCGAAGAGCAGCAGCGTGTAGCCGCAATGGCCAACCGTGTGCAGTACCAGGGCGTAAGCGCCCTTGAATGCGTTGAGTGTGGCAGCGATATCCCTGATGCGCGCCGTGTGGCGGTACCGGGTTGCCAGTGCTGCATTGATCGCCAGCAGCTGCGGGAGTTGAAACGTGGCTGATCAGATCCCGGTTTCACTTGAAGATTTGCGTGTGCTGCTGCGGTTCATCCCCGCGACTGATCGCGAAACCTGGGTGCAGGTTGGGATGGGCATTAAGGCTGAGTTTGGCACCAACGGTTGGGACGCGTGGGGCACTTGGAGCCAGTCCGGTACCGGGTACAAGTTGAGCGATGCGAAGACGGTGTGGAAAAGCTTTCGCAAGGCCGGTACCGGGCTGGGCACGGTGATTAAGCTGGCGATGGATAACGGTTGGACGCCGGAGAAAACCGAGCTGACCGCCGAGGATAAGCGCCGCTTTGCGCGTGAGCACGAAGCCCGCCGCATTGCCCGCCAAGCTGAGATTGAGGCCGATGAGGCGTTGCTTGAGCGCATGCGCGCCAAGGTTGCCGCCGAGTGCGCGGTGATTTGGGCGCAACACACAGCAGCAGACGGTAAGAGCGCCTACCTGGACAACAAACAGGTGGGCGCTTTTGGTGTGGCCTTTATGCGCCACACCGTGGTGCTGGAGATTGATGACCAAGCCGAGCGCTGCCAGCTGTGGGTGGGTGAGGATGCGCAGCGCTACTTGAAGAGCGTGCCAGACCCGCGCCCTGCGCATTTGTCGATGCTGGTGTTGCGCCGTGGTGATTTGATTATGCCGCTGCGCGATGAGGCAGGGCGGTTGCACAGCCTGCAGCAGGTGACCAGCACCGGTAAGAAGCGCTTTCCGAAGTACGGCCGCAAGAGCGGCTGTTTTCATGTGTTGGCTCGGCTAAGTGAGGCTGAGTTGGCGCAGGTTGAGGTGATTGGCCTGGCCGAAGGTTATGCCACGGCGGCGAGCTGCCAGATGGCTACGGGCTGGGCGATGGTGGCGGGTATTGATTCGGGCAACCTGCCGAAGGTTGCCACCGCGCTGCGTGCACTTAACCCCGCCGCGCGCATTGTGTTGTGTGGTGATGATGACCCCACCGTGGACGGCAACCCCGGCCGCACCAAGGCTGAGTTGGCCGCTGCGCAATGTGGCGGCGTTGCTGCCTTCCCGCTGGGGGCTGATGGCAAGGATTGGAATGACTTGCATGCGGCGTTGGGTTTGGATGCCGTGCGTGAGCAGTTGCTGGCGGCTTTGAGCGTGGAGCCTGCGGTGGATCTTCCCCGCGCCCCATCTGATGACTGCGCGCCGGAAAATCGCACCACCGTCACTACCGGGGGCGCGGGGGAGGCGCTGACGCTTGCCCAGGTGGTAAGGCGCTATGCGTTGGTGGAAGGCACTACGCAGGTGTGGGATATCGATAAAGCCCTGCTGATGAAGAAGCCAGCCTTTGAGGCGTTGGTGGGCAAGCCTTTGGCGAAAGATTGGATGGCGCTGGTGGATGGCACGCGCAAGGCGGTAAGTGCTGACCAGGTGCGCGATATCCAGCAGGCGCAGCGGCTTACCGGCAAGAAGGGCGGGGCGCTGGGTATGCCGCCGGTTGAGCGGTATGTGTACATCGATGGCACCAAGGATGTGTGGGACCGGCAAAAGAAGCGGCGCGTGCCTGAGGGCGCTGTGAAGATGGCCCTCGGTGATGCTTATGCGTTGTGGTTGAACAGTGCTGAGCGGCGGGTGGTGGATGTTGACCACATCGTGTTTGACCCGACGATGACGAAAGACCCCAGCGTTTACATCAACACCTATGACGGCTTGCCGCTTGAGCCGGTGCGTGATGATGCGGCGTGCGCGAACCTGATCTGGCTGATCAGCTTTTTGTGTAACCACGATGAGGCGGCGTGTGATTGGTTGGTGCGCTGGTTGGCGTATCCGCTGCAGCACCCCGGCGCGAAGATGGACACGGCCGTGCTGATGCACTCGATTATGGAAGGTTCGGGCAAGAGCCTGTTGTTTGCCGATGCGCTGGGTGAGCTTTACGGCCAGTACGCGGCAACGGTTGGGCAGACGCAGCTTGAGAGCAACTTCAACGCGTGGCAGAGCCGCAAGCTTTGGGCTGTGTTTGAAGAGGTTGTGAGCCGCGATCAGCGTTACAACCAGGTGGGCAAGATCAAGCATTTGATCACCGGCAAGACGGTGCGCATGGAGTCCAAATTCATCAACGGTTGGGAAGAAGCTAACCACATGAATGCGGTGTTCCTCTCGAACGAAATCCTGCCGTGGCCGATCAGCGAAAGCGATCGCCGCTTTTTGGTGATGTGGCCACAGGAAACCCTACCTGCTGCGCGGCAAAAGGCGATTGGTGCTGAGCTGCGCAATGGCGGGGTGGCGGCGTTGTATGGCTGGCTGTTGGGTGTTGACCTGGCCGACTTTGACCAGCGCACGCGCCCACCCAAAACCGAGGCGCGTGAACGCTTGGTGGCGCTGAGCCGGGCGGGCTGGCAGACCTTTGTGCATTTGTGGCGTGTGGGTGAACTGGGCGGCGGGCTATGGGGCGGCTGTTTAAGCACCGATCTGTACGCGCTGTTTACCGAGTGGTGCCAGCGCAACAAAGAGCATGCGTTGAGCCAAACGAAGTTCAGCCTGTTCGTGAGCGCTGAGATTGAGAAGACGCGCAGCATCCCCTGGCATGAGGGCACGAGTCGGCGCTTTGGTGCGTTCTTCTTCCCGCAGGACTTGGAACCTTCCCCGGCCCCATCCTTCACGGCAGCCCAGTTGGGTGTGATGGTTGAAAAGTGGCGCGATTCCGCGCGGGCTGCGGGTTGGAGCGTGGGGGCGTGGGATCACGTCAAGGCGGCTGCAGCATGACTACGCCTAAAAGTGTGTTGGGTGTGTCGGCTGTGTGTTGGGTTGCTTTTGTCTACCCAACACAGGTTGAGGCCAGCAATGGCGCGGCTTTGCCGGGTGTGTGTTGGGTGTGTTGGGTTTGTACGCGCGCGCACGCATGCACACACAAATGCGCGACAACCGTTAAGGCAGCATCACGGCAGCAAAAAAAGCTCTACGCGAGGACTCAAAAACCCAACACACCCAACACACTAAACACAGATGCTTTGAAAGTGTTGATTTATAAGGGTTTTAAGTGTGTTGGGTTTGTGTTGGGTTGGGCGTTTTGTGTTGGGTTGATGCAAAAACCGGAGGTGGCGCAATGATTAAGGCAATGGAGGTGCTGCTTTGCGCCTGGGGCCGTGAGGCTGTGAACCCTGCAGTGGAGGTGAGCATCCCTTCGCCGCTTGGCCGGATGGATGATGAGGGCGGTGCAGTAAGGGCACCGGGTAGCCGCTGCCTCTCGACGGTTGAGTGCTGGGTGGCGATGAGCCGCGCGGCTCAGGCGGTGGACAAGGCGCTGCATGACCTGGCGCTTGATGCACCTGCCGGGCTTGGGGTTGTTGGCCGCACCATGGTCCAGTTGGCGCATGTACGTTACTGCCAAGAGCGGCCGGTACCCGTTGCCCAGCAGGCGCACCGGCTGGGTGTATCTGTGCGCACCTATCGCACGCGGGTGGATGCGCTGCATGTTGAACTGGCGCGGGTGTTGCCGGGTGTGGCGGTGGCATTGCGTAAGGCTGAGCAGCAGTTGCCTGCCACTGTGGCGCGGGTTGAGCGCGGGCGGCAGGCGGTGAAAGCCTCCCGTGCCGAGCAGCGAGAACTGGATCGCCGGGTGGCGCAGTGGTTGTTTAAGGATGCCTCTTAGCTACCGTTCGTCGGCGTGGTTTGTCGTGAACAGGGTTTAACTCAGTTCGTTGCAGGTTCGTACACGGTTCGCGCAGGGTGCTGATTTTTCGCGGTTGCTGGGGTTGCATGTCAAGAGGTACAAAGTGCCCAAGATTTATTGCTGCGTCAGCGATAAACACCAAGCACGTGCTGTGCGCCCCGACCGGTTCCTGCTCCGGTCACTGCCCCGCAAGGGGCTTTCATTCAAAGGCCTCGCCAATCGGCGGGGCTTTTTCATTCCGGCCAAGGGAGCATGCCATGTCTACTGAACAGCAAATGCAGCAGGGCCTGGCGGATCTGCCGACTTGGCTGTTGGTGCTGGTTGCATTGGCCGGGTTGGTTGGTGAGATGCGCCAAGCGGATGTGCCTGGCGTTGCGATGGCCGAGATCATCAAGCGCGTATTGCTGCGCTTTGGTAGCTCTGCATTGTTTGGTATGGCCGCGCTCTTACTGGCCATGGCGCTATGGCAGAACCCATATATAGCTGGTGGCCTGGCCATTGGCATCGGGTTGCTGGGCGCGGACATCACTGGCGCGATCTATGCGCGCTGGCTGGCTAAGAAGGTGGGCGTGTGTGATGTGCCTGCCAAGCCTGATTCAGATCGCCCAGCGTGAAAGTTCGCATAACTGCCGATGGGTTAGACGATGCTCTGGCGGCGCTCGCTAAGTTGGGCGATGGGTTGGCCCCTCGGGCATTGGCGGATGCGCTGAACCATTCGGCCAACCAGGCGCGGCAAGCGTTGCGCACAGAGATGGAGAACATCTTCGAGCCGAAGCCCACGCCGTGGGTGTTGAACTCGATCCGCGTCCTGCATGCAAAGCCATCGGCTGCCCCAGAGGCGGCGCTGTGGGTGCAGGATCAGGCAGCAGGCAAGAATCCTTTTACTGCCGAAGACTATCTGCTGCCTCAAGTTGAGGGCGGTGAGCGTATCAAGCGGCGCAGTGAAGGCTATCTGCGTGAATCGGGAATTCTGCCCGCTGGGCGGTTTGTTGTTCCTGCTGGTGGCGCTCGCCTTGATGCCTACGGGAACATCCAGAAAGGCCACATGATGCAGATACTTTCAGGCCTTAAGGCTATGAAACTATCAGGCTCGGACAGCGCAGCCAGCGAAAGTAAGCGCTCATTGCGCAAGGGTAATGCGCTGGCGTTCTTCGTATTGAAGCGCGGCAAGACGCCCATCGGCATCGCAGAGCGCCGGACATATGGGGTAGGGAGTCGTGACAAGTGGGTGATGGTGCTCGCCTTCGTGCGTCAGCCTCAGTACCGCGCGCGCTTCAAGTTCCATGATGTGGTGCGGCGGGTTGCCGAGGATGATGGGCAGCTCGAAGCGAACATCGACAAAGCGATTGCCGATGCTCTGAATGGCCGTCTGCCGAAGCTGCGCGGGCGGCGCGGCTAGTGGCGTGCCGCGCGCGGACTTGTTGGGACGGCCGGTGCCCATCTTTTTGGGTCCTCCCTGGCCCCCGCCACCCTACACGGGTAATTCAAGCCATGTTTTCTCTCTAGCTGAAATTTGGCTAGGGATGTCCGTCTTTATTGGAGTTGGCTATGGGACTGCGAGTTACCAAAGCCCAGCTGAGTGAGATTGTCGGTCGCGATGAACGTACCCTCAGCCGCTGGCAGAACACCGGTATGCCGGTGCTTGAGACTGGTTTGGGGCGCGGCAATGAAAACGAGTACGACACCCAGGCTGTAATCGAGTGGCTGGTGCAGGTCGCTCAGCAGCGTGGGGCAAAGGAAAGCGTGCGTGATCGGCTCGACCGCATCAAGGGCGACCGCGAAGAATTGGCCTTGGCGAAAGACCTTGAAGAGGTGGTGTTTGCGGCTGACCTGCTCGAGCGCTTCGAAGCGGCAATCACAGCGGCCAAGGTTGAGCTGCTGAACACCTTCCCTGAGAACCTGGCCAGCGTGCTGTCGGCGCGTTACGGCATTGATGTGGATGACCAGCTAATCCGCGAGCCCCTAGAGGCCATCCTGACTGAGCTATCAAACTATGACCCTGATGACGATGACCCGTCAGACGGGGATTCTGACGAACCGGACGATCCGGAGGAAGCTGAGGAATAGTGCCACCAAGGCGCTGCGGCAAGCTTTCCGCAAGTGGGCTCCACCCCCGCGCATGTCGATCATCGAGTGGGCGGCTAAGTACCGCTGGCTTGCTCCCGAAGAGGCAGCGCGGCCCGGCAAGTACCGCTTCGATGTCACTCCGCACCTGACCTGGCCCGGCGGGCCGCTGGAAGCGCTGGATGACCCAAGTGTTGCAGAGGTGGTCTGCCGCAAGTCGGCCCAGGTGGCGTGGACTTCCGGCGTACTGGGTAACGCGTTGTGCAAATGGATCGATATCGACCCCTCGCCAATCCTGATCCTGTTCCCCAAGGCTGAATCGGTAAAGCAGTACGTTGGCGAAAAACTGGAACCGATGATCGAGGCCACGCCTCGGTTGCGCAAGAAGGTCGACCTACGTAGCCGCAAGCTGCAGCAGCGGCAGGACTTCAAGAAATTCCCCGGTGGCTTCCTGAAAATGGTGGGCTCGAACAGCCCGGCCAGTGTGAAGTCCACGCCGGTACCGCGCGTGGCGGTCGAGGAACCAGACGACTGTAACCTCAACCTGCGCGGGCAGGGCGACAGCATCAAGCTGGCCAAAGAGCGGATGAAAACCTTCCGCCGCTCGAAGCTCATCATCGGTGGCACTCCAACCATCAAAGGGCTTTCGGCCATTGATGCAGAGATGGAGCTTTCTGATAAACGCCGTGGCTTGGTGCCTTGCCACGACTGCGGCCAAGAGCACGCGCTGAGCTTCGATAACCTGCACTGCGATGAAGACCCTGAGTATCGTCACGAGGTCTACGGCCATTGCCGGCCTGAGCTGAGCTTCTACACCTGCCCGCATTGCGGGTCGATCTGGGACGACAACCAGAAGAACGCCAACCTCAAGCATGGCCGCTGGGTTGCTACGGCTGAGTTTCGCGGCATTGCTGGCTACGACCTCAACGAGCTCTATGCCACGTTTTGGGGCTCGCGCTTTCAGGTGTTGATGGAGAAAAAACTCCAGGCCGAGCATGCCGCCGAGCGCGGCAACATCGGCCCGATGATTGCCTTCGTCAACAGCTCGAAAGGTACTAGCTATGAGTACCAGAGCGATGCGCCGAAAACGGATGAGTTGGAGCGTCGCGCTGAGGCTTATGGCGAGCTAACTGCGCCCAAGGGTGTGCTGCTGATCACTGCCGGTGTGGACGTTCAAGGTGACCGCCTGGCGGTGGTTATTACTGGCTGGGGACGTGGCGAGGAATCCTGGCGGTTGTACTGGGGCGAGTTACCGGGCAACCCGATTGATCCCAACGACGGTGTCTGGCTGGAGCTCGACAAGCTCTTGGCTACGCCAATTGAGAGTGCGCACGGCTGCCGCCTGGTTGTATCTGCCGCCAGCCTCGATAGCTCGGACGGTAATACCAGCGATGCGGTTTACACCTACGTCCGGGATCGCCAGCGCTACAACATCCTGGCAATCAAGGGTGCGTCGGTTGATAGCCGCGACAAGGAAATCTACTCCAAGCCGCCTCAGTCGCAGGACACCAACCAGAGCAATACCAAGGCCGCCAAGTACGGGCTGCGGGTTCACATCGTCGGCACCCACAAGGCGAAAACCCTGATCGACTCACGGCTGCGCTTGAAGGGCTCAGGCCCTGGCCGCATGCACTGGTACGCCGAGATTCGCCCGGACTACTACGAGCAGCTGACCAACGAAGTGCTGGCTCCGCACCCGCGCATCCCCAGCAAGATGGTTTGGCAGAAGAAGGCCGGCCGGCGCAACGAAGCCTTGGACTGTGAGGTGTATGCCCTGCATGCCGCGCGCAGTTTGAAGACGCACCTGCTGCGAGATCCCGAGTGGGATCAGATCGAACAGCAGCTGCTGCAACCAACCCTGTTCAACAACGACCAACCCGTCTCTGCTGTGCCGCGTCGGGCCACTGCCCGTGGGCGTGGGGTACGCAGTCGCGGCGGCCACTGAGGTAATCCATGACTGAAGCACAACAACGCCTGGTGGAAGTCAGAGCGTCGATCAAGGCCATCCTCGAAAAAGGTCAGCGCGTGCGGCGCGGTGATCGAGAAGTACAGCGGGCCGAGCTGGCTAGCTTGCGTGTTCTGGAGGCGCAAGTGGCCAGAGAGGTTGCTAATGAAAATGCGGCCCTTCGTGGTCGCGGCCGAAGCCGTATTTCCTACCCGAGCATCTGACCATGAGCTTTTTCCGCAAGAAGCCAGAAGAGCTGCTGATGCGCGAAGTCATCAAGCTCGCACAAGCCGCTGCGGGTGAAACCAAGGTAGTTGCCCAAGGCGGCGGCGGTGGGGTTGAAACGCGCTGGCGAGGTGCCTCGCGCATTCTGCGTAGCATGGCCAGTTGGATACCGGGTCTGGGTAGCCCCCGGAAAGACCTCAACACCAACGAGCGCAACATGCTGGTGGCGCGCTCTCGCGATGCCATGCGTAACCACCTCATTGCCCGCGCAGCCATCATGCGCATCCGCACCAACGTGGTTGGTACCGGCCTGGTGTGCCGCGCCCAGGTTGATTACGAAGTGCTGGGCATTGATGAAGCTCGCGCCGAGCAACTCAATGCGCAGCTTGACCGGCTCTGGTCGCTGTATGCCGACGATGCCCGCGAGTGCGATGCCGAGGCGACCCTCAACCATTACCAGCTGCAGGCCTTGGTGCTTGTTTCAGCCATGGTGGGTGGCGACGTTTTCATTGCTACCCCAGATGAAGAGCGCCCTGGTTGTATTTTCAGCACCCGCCTGCAGTTGATCGAAACAGACCGCGTATGCAACCCGGCCAACGGCCTCGACAACGCGCGCCTGGTTGAAGGTGTTGAGTTCAATGAACTTGGCGCGCCCATTCGCTACCACGTGTGCAGCGGCTACCCGAATGAGCTAGAGCGCGGCGTCACAATAAAGTGGGAGTCGCTGCAAGTGTTTGGCCCCGTCACCGGACGCCGCCGCGTAATGCATGTGATGGCCGACAAAGAGCGGCCAGGGCAGAAGCGTGGCGCGCCTTACTTGGCTCCAGTGCTTGAGCCGCTGCAGAAGCTGGAGCGCTACAGCAGTGCAGAACTAATGGCCGCTGTGATTTCGGCCATGTTTACGGTTTTCATTGAGAAGAGCGAAGGCTTCGATGACGGGAAGATGACCCTCGCCGCGCTGGCCCAAGGTGGTGATGGATACAGTACCGATGACGCCTCTGGCAGCGACGATATCCAGCTGGGCGAGGGTGCCATTGTCGACCTGGGCAAAGGCGAAAAAGCCAACATTGCCAACCCGGCGCGGCCCAATGCGCAGTTCGATCCCTTCTTCGTATCGGTGGTCAAGCAGATCGGCGCAGCCTTGGAGGTTCCCTTCGAGGAACTGCTGCTGCATTACAACACCAGTTACAGCGCCGCGCGTGCCGCCATGCTGCAAGCCTGGCGGTTTTACAGCCTGCGCCGCTGGTGGCTGACCTGCGACTTCTGCCAGCCCAGCCGTGAGCTGATCATTGATGAAGCCGTTGCCCGTGGCTTGATTGACCTACCCGGTTACTCAGACCCCGCCAAGCGCAAGGCCTACTGCATGGCCCTTTGGATTGGCCCAGCGCGCGGTGCCATCGACGAACTGAAAGAAGCCAACGCCGCTGGCAAACGGATCGATATCGGCATCAGCAACGAAACACTCGAAACCGCCGCAATGACCGGCGAGCCCTGGCAGCAGGTGTATCGCCAGCGTGTGCGCGAGGTCACGCAGCGCCGCAATGACGGCCTCTACACACTGCCCAAAGGCGCAACGCCAGAAGCTGAGCCAGCGAAACCCGAAGAGGAATAACCCATGTCACGTGCATTCGAGCTGGCCGCGTCGCGGCCCTGGCTGATGCTTCCTGACGCCCTTGATTCACTGATGGCGATTGCTGATCGTCAGGGTGATCCCGAGGCGTTGGAGGCCCGGCTAGGCCGCCCACTGGAAAACACTCGCGTAGTGACCATGCGTGATGGCATCGCCGTCATTCCGGTGACCGGCCCCATCATGCGTTACGCGAATATGTTCACGCGGATCAGCGGGGCGACTAGCACCCAGGAGCTAGCTACAGACCTACAGACTGCTCTGGATGACCCCAAGGTCAAAGGCATCATCCTCAATGTCGACAGCCCGGGCGGCGAAGCCAACGGCATCAATGAGCTGGGCGATATGGTTTATGCCGCCCGGGGCAAGAAGCCGATCAAGGCCTACGGCGGCGGCACAGTCGCCAGCGCCTCCTACTGGATCGGCAGTTCTGCCGATGAGCTGGTCATTGATGACACCGCCCTGCTGGGCAGTATCGGTGTTGTCGTTGAGGTGGCACTGCGCGAGGCCCGCGAAGGGGAGAAGCGCTACACCATCACCAGCAGCAATGCCCCCAACAAACGGCCCAACCTCGAAACAGAAGAAGGCCGCGCCGAACTCTCCAAAACCATCGATGCCTTGAGCGAAGTCTTTGTCGCCAAGGTCGCCCGCAACTTGGGCGTTACCGCAGATCAAGTGCCAGCCATGGGCGACCACGGCGGCTTGAAAGTAGGTGCAGCAGCCGTTGCATCTGGCCTGGCGCACCGGCTTGGTTCGCTTGAGTCGCTCATCACCGAAATGGCCAAAGAGGCCGCAACCCCGAGGAAACTCAGCATGACCATCGTGAAAACCACGGCGGAGCTGCACGCGGCCATCGCGGCAGGCACTGACCCGCAAACCATCCAAATCGCCGCCGTCGAGCAGGTAGATATCGCCGCCATCAAAACTGCCGCCGCTGCAGAGGCTGTTACCGCTGAGCGCGCCCGTATCAAGGGCATCAACGAACTGGCTGCTAAGGGCTTCGAGAAGGAAATCGAAGCGGCCATTGATGGCGGTGCCAGCGTTGAGGCCACCGCCCTGACCCTGTTCAAAGCCTCGCAGGAACGCGGCATCAGCCTGGCCGGTATCAAGGTCGATAGCCAGGGCACCAGTACTACCACTCCAGCGGCCAAGACTGATGCCGAAGCTGCTGCCCAAAAATCTGCTGTCAGCGCCATCGTCGCTGGCGCCAATAGCCGCTGATAGGAGGCCGTCATGCCTAACCCAGATCGCGTTTCGTATACCCCCGAGCAACTCTCCGCTGGCGACTTCCCGATTGTGAAGGCAGGCGGCGTTATCGCTGCCGGGCAGGTACTTGCCGCCGGCGCTGTGCTTGGCCAAATCACTGCCGGTGGTCAGTACAAGCTGTCTGCCAGCGCCGCCAGTGACGGCTCGCAAACGCCAACCGTGGTGCTGGATGAAGCCATCGACACAACAGCCGGTGCCGCACCTGGCGTGCTGCGCCTTACCGGCGAAGTACTCGGTACCGCACTCACTCTTGGCGCTGGCCACACCCTGGCGGGTGTTAAAGCTGCGCTGCGCCCCCTTTCCCTGTTCGTCCGCTAATCGGAGCCGCACCACATGAATATTTTTGATACTCAAACCATGCTCGCTGCGGTTGAGCAGATGAAGCCAGCGCGCCGCTTCCTGATGAATACCTTCTTCAACGGCGGGTCACCTGCGACCTTTCCTACCAAGGCCGTGCAAATCGATATCGTTAAGGGCCAACGCAAAATGGCCCCGTTTGTTCACCCGCGCCTGCCCGGCAGCATGAGCAGCCGTGAAGGTTTCCGCTCGGACACCTACACACCGCCCTATGTGCAGCCAAAGCTGGAAACCACCGCTGAGCTCATTCTCAAGCGCGCCGCTGGTGACAACCCCTACGCCACCCGCACCCCGCTGGAGCGTGCCGGCAACCAGCTTGGCAAGGATATGGCCGAACTGGATAGCGACATCACTCGCCGTGAAGAGTGGATGTGCGCCCAGGCACTGACCACCGGCCAGATCCGCGTGGTGGGTGAGGGCGTTGATGACACCATCGACTTCCTCATGCCGGCCGATCACAAGATCGTCCTGTCCACCAACAAGTGGGGCACGGCGGATGGTGACCCGCTGGGCAACATGCGCACCTGGAAGCGCAAGATCGCCAAGGACTCTGGCCGCACGGCCAACACCGTGGTGCTGAGTGGTGAAGCGTTGGATGCCTTCTACAGCAGCCCGAAAATGCTCGAGCAGCTCAACACCCGCCGCGTTGACATGGGCATCATCAAGCCCCAAGAACTGCCGGATGGCGTCACCTACATCGGTTACCTGAACGATCCGGGCGTTGACATCTACGCCTACGACGAATGGTTCCTCGATGCTGCCGGTGCTGAGCAGCCAATGATCCCGTCCGGCGGCCTGATCATGGGTGCCACCAACACACGCAATGCCATGCTCTATGGTGCTATTCAGGATCTGGATGCCATCGAAAGTGGCCTGGTTGAAGCGGCACGCTTCCCCAAATCTTGGGTCACCCCAGAGCCGAGTGCGCGCTGGCTGAAGATGATCAGCGCACCACTGGCGGGCCTGCTTGAGCCGGATGCGTTCGCCTACGCCAAGGTGGTGTGACATGGCCAAGAAAATCCGCACCTACGTGGTGGCTGATGGCTGCATTCAGGAAGGCAGCGAGGTTTTCGTCAAAGGTGAGCTTTACACCCCGCCAACCGCAGCTCTTGAAAAAGAGCTGCTTGAAGCCGGTTTGATCGCCCTGCCTGCCGAGCAAGAAGCTGCAGGGCTCGCCCAGGCGGAAGCCGATGCCAAGGCACAAGCCGAAGTCGCTGCCAAAGCACAGGCCGAAGCTGATGCCAAAGCGCAGGCGGAAGCCGATGCCAAGGCACAAGCCGAAGCTGATGCCAAAGCACAAGCGGATCTGCTCAACCAAGGTCAGTAGCCATGGGCTTTGATGAGCTGACGGAAGACATGGACGACATGATTATGTCGTCACTCAACGATGGCATTGCCGATTACCTCAACGCCTCCGGTGCTGTATTGGCCGGGGGTATTGAGGTGATCCTCGACAAGGATGTCGAGCGCGTGGACATCGTCAGCGGCATGGTGGACCGGTCTGTGACCATCACGGTTCGTCGCCACCTGCTTCAGCCGCTGGATCGTCAGGGGGCGTTTCGCCTCTATCCGGTGGAGTGGGGTGCTGACGGTAAGACCTGGCACATCGACGGCATTGCCGAAGATGACGGCCACCTGATCACCTTCTATGTGAAGCCCTGACCATGCCTATCGATATGCAATCCGCCATCGTTGCGGAGCTGATCGCGCGCCTGGCTGCCGTGGATTCATTCGGCGGCATGGTGTTCGAGGACAGCGTGCTGCGCGTCATCGACTCCGCTGATGACACCTTGCCGGATGACTTTATCGTCATCCAGCCAGGTACCACTGAGGAGGTGGAGCGTCCAACGCCTGGCAGTGTTCGCGAGCGTGTGGTTTTGAACATCACGTGCATTACCAAGCGCCGCGACTTTGCTGCGCACCTGCGTGCAGCGCGGCTGGGCATCAAGGTCGCGCTGCCCGGTACCAAGGCAGGGCTTGCCATACAGGGCGTCCAGCTCGCTGCTTTTCAAACTGAAACCCCTATGCCACCCGGCCAAGGCCGGACATGGGCTTGTCACGTGCTGCCTGTGCAGATCACCTACGTGCAATCCCTCAAGTGAGGACACCGCAATGCCCAAGATCACTATCACTGAGCCATTCAACTTCGCCTCGGGCGGGGTCGTGACTCACTACCCCAAAGGCCCTGATCAGGATGTGCCTCAAGCTGTTGTTGAGCATGCCCAGAAGCACGGCTACACCCCGAAACCCAAAGCCAAAGCTGATGCGCCTGCCGCCCCGGCTGAAGCTGGCAAGTAACCCGCCCAGCCAGGAGAGCTCAAATGCCTCAAATCGACCGCTCGTTTATTGGCGAGGGCATCCCCTATGCCCGCGCCTATCAGTCTCAGGATGCTTTTCTTGATCTTGGTAACTGCGACGTTTTCAACATTAGCTTCACCAGTGACCGCAAAACGCTGCGCAACTTCCGTGGCGGTGGTGGCAACCGCAACGTGCGTGAGCAAGTCACCGATGTGGCGTCCACCATTGGCCTGTATGACCTGACAGCGACCAACCTGGCGCGCGTCACGCGCTCCACAGTCGTTCCGGTTGCAGCAGGTGTGATCACTGCTGAGCCGCGCACCTGTGAGGGTATTGAAGGCGAGCTGATTCCCTTCAAACACCTGCCTGACCTGACAGCGCCCATCACAGTAGTCACTGCCGCAGATGGGCCTTTGGTTGCCGGTACCGACTACCTGGTTACGCCGCATGGCATTTTGGTGACCGGCAGCGGTGCGATCACTTCTGCCGGTATCAAGGCCACCTATACCAAACTCAAGTCGAGCGCTGTGCAGATGCTCAATGGCAGTCAGGTGGAGCTGGAAATCTACATTGCCGGCCTGAACGATGCGCAGAGCGGCGAGCCCTACAGCTTGCACCTGCGCCGCGTGAAATTCGGCATGCTGTCGGAGCTTCCGGTATTCGGGCAGGAATACTTGAAGCTGGAAGGCCCGGCCGAGCTGCTGGCTGATCCGCTGGTGCTGAGCAACGACATCTCCAAGTTCTGCGAGATGAACATCGTCGACAAAGCGGCTTAAGACGGTGGGCCAGGGATGGCCCTATTCCGCGCTTGGGGGCAGCACGCTTTCCCGATAGATGCGCAGCGTACCTTGCCGCATCCGTGTGAACACCGCAGCTTCCAAGCCACTCGATATCGCATGCTTATGGAAGTGCTCATCTGCCACGAATATACAGTCGGTGTACCACCCCATATCACTCGGAGTTCCGCCGAGTGCGTCGACCTGTGCATAGCACTCGCGGCGGGAGCGATCTTTGAATGGGCCGGTGAAATCGCAGAGTTTTCCAGCAACATTAAAGCCCGCAGGAGGTGTATCGAAAAGCTGCGGGTAAATGTCACCGAAAGTTGGAAGGTCAGATTTCACTAGGTCTTGAAGCGGGAAGCCGTCATATCGTTCAGCGAACAGCGTGGTGAGAAGTATCAGCAGGTCGCGCTCCGCGACTGGCTCCCAGCAACCACTGTCAGTCGCCTGGTGTAGCGCAGCCCGAAGCATGTTGTAGGGAAAGAAGTCCAGGTACGGATATGCCGAAAGAAGAAGCTCGAAATTGGCTGCTCTCGACTGGGTGATAGCGCCGTCCGCTACCGCCAGTTGTGCGGCTTCTTTTATAGGTGTGTAGAAGTCCGGCAACTCTTCTCGATATCGCGCTCGAACTGCAGCTTTGATCCTGGCTTTGTCAGGCTTGGCAGATGGCATGGCCTCTCCTTGGCAATAGGCTTACTTTTTCTTGGCGGCTGCTAGGTGTTTCACCTGTTCCAGAACGATCTCCAGGTTCATTTGGAACTCCTCCAGCGCCGGCAAGGGCCCCTGTGTTGCTGGTTCTACAGCTCGGATGATCCGATGAATTTCCGGAGCGAAGCTTTCTTCCAAGCGTGCAGTGATTTCCGCGTTTAGGGAGCGGTGATTGGCCTTGGCTGCCGCCTCAACCCTTTCGCGAAGTGAGGGCTGCATGCGTAGGCCGAATGGGTTGATGTTGCGAATCAGGTCTTCATCTTTCATAGCTACGCACTGTAGCTATATTTGTCGTTGACAAGTAGACACATCGTGTTATGGTTTCATTGTGAAGCTATTAAGGAGGATGCATGAAAACACGTGACATAACCCCGTTTGGGCTGCGCATGGAACCATCTCTAAAGGAGCGATTGGCGAGTGAGGCGGTAAGGCAGGAAAGAAGCCTGAACTGGCTGATTTGCAAGCTGCTCAAGGAGGCCATAGAGACCAATGAACAAACTAAGCAGGCATAAAAAAGCCCCAGTCGCGCGAACGGCCAGGGCTTTGGGTAACGTCGAAACCAGAGAGGGAAACAACGTCATGAGTAATGCTACCGCAATTCCGAAAGAAAACAATGTTCAGCTCGGCACTGTCGAATTTCTCGGCAAGCCGCTGACCGTCATGACCACTGATTCCCAACTGCTGGTCGCAATGCGGCCGATCTGCGAAGGTGTCGGACTGGACTGGAAGTCTCAGTATGAGCGCATTAAGCGTGATGAAGTGCTTTCGACCTCCATGGTTGTCATGACCACGCAGATGCCGGGCGATGATCAGAAGCGCCAGATTACTTGCCTTCCGCTCAATCTGCTCAACGGCTGGCTGTTCGGTGTCGACTCCAAGCGCTGCAAGCCCTTCGTTCGTCAGGCGCTGGTTCGCTACAAGTTCGAGTGCTATGACGCCCTGGCGGCGTACTGGCAGCAGCGCAGCGCGAAAGCGTTGCCGGAGCCGAAGGCGCTGCCGGTCACGGATCAGCTCAACCGCTTTGACCATTCTTTCCAGGGCCGCCGTGTTGAGTTCCTTGTAGGTGGTGGCCAGGTATGGTGCAAGGCCAGCGCCATCTGCACCGCCCTTGGCTTGGGTAGCTCTGACCGCATCACGCGCGGGCTGCCGGATGGCAACAAACTTGCGCGGTTACGCGGCCGGCAGCGGCACATCTATATAGATGCAGCGGCGGCGCAGCGGGCTGGCGACTATGTGCGCGATGCCGACAAAGCCAAAGCTTGGGCGGATTGGATATCAAGGGTGCTGGGCGATCTTGTCCGGGCACCGCTCGATGCCGGCTCTGCGTGCTTGGATGAGCGCACCCAGGCTTGCCTGTATGCGCTGTGTGAAGCAGGTGATCGCTTAGTGCGCGCGCACCACGAACTGGCCCCGGTGCATCAGGCGATGCGCAGCAACGCTCTCATTGGCGTTGGTGCCGCGCTGGAAGCCCTGCAGGTTGGGGCGCGACATCTGCGCGCGGAGCACGGCGAGGGCATGCTGGCAGCGGCGCAGCGCAGTGGGCTGGTGGATGCGGCGTCACCCAACTTACTTGGCGTGCAACTCAGTGCGGCCCTAGGCCGGCCAGCGTTGGTGGGTGATTTGCAGCCGCTGCCGGAAACGCGACCGCTACAAGGCGAGTTAATTGCAGACGAAGAGCTGACACCAGTGCAGCGGCTTGGCATGAATGCGCTTTTGGATACCCGCTTAATTGTGGCCTTCGACCATGCGGGACAGCTTCAAATCAGGCCGGTGACGCCCGATGCTGTTGTGGTGCCGCTCAATAAGCTGCCCGCCATAGTGGCCGATCCGTTCGCGTTACCTGCCGGCCAGTTACCTGACCTGCTGGAGGCGGTAACGGCGCGAATGAAGGCGCTCGTTTCAGCTGCTTGAGATATTCAAACCTTCTCCCAGCCCGCTCCGGCGGGTTTTTTATGGGTATTCGGGAAAGGGTGTTGTTATGCCCTTTCTGAATACCCCTAGGTGATGTGGTTGGTTGTGTTGTTAGCCTTCCTCTTGGAAAGCTCCCG